TCGTCTTCGTCAGCTTCTATATCGGCTTCATCCTCGGCTTCATCCTCGTCTTCGTCAGCTTCATCCTCAGCTTCATCCTCGGCTTCATCTAGTTCGTCTGCATCATCCCTGGTTTTTTTTGTATTATACATAACTTTGTCAATATAATCTTTATTTACATACGAAAATAATTGGATAGGACCGATTTTTTCAATATCTACATCGCCATCATCATCTAATACGCTTGGTTGTGTATTAGACATTATTTCGTATAGTCCAATTTGAGAATGAACCTTATCATTTTTTATAATATATACCGGATAATATACAATTTCTTTATCTATATATGTGAATTTTGGAAGACCTATGGCAATTATAATTGACATTTCAAACAAGGTCATTTCATATAAATTAGCTTCAAAGTTTGTATCTTCTTCGGAGAGATATTTCAGTTCTGAATAGTTTATAGTATCATTCAATTTAGATTTCATTATGTATATAATCCTCTATAAAAATAAACATATATTTCTTAATATAGTAGGAAATATATGACGGTGTGATGATTACGTATTTAAATGATCTATTATATCCATATGCTTGAATACTGTTTTATTTGTAAGTGACACGTGTTCTTTTGGTTTCATTTTTGAAATAGAATTTACGTTGTTTACTATTTTACACCATTTGTCAGATGTATGTAATATATCTTTTCCTGAAAGAATCATACTGCCTGTTATTTCAGATAATTCATCTACTATTTCATTATTGTTTTCTATTTTTATTAGATAAAACATACGTTCTTGAATATTGTGAATGATTTCACAAATTTCTGAAACCTCTACAATCGAATGTTTCGTTAAATTGACTAAAAATACTGCAACTGCTTTTCTGCGAGTATTTTCTTTATTATTTTTACAAAATAAATCGTAATTTGTATCCGGATTGCAATATTCTATTTGTTTAGTATTTTCTTGAAAAGAATTTAATGTTTCATATAGTGATTTATGTATAAAATCATATTTATGATACAGTTTTGAAAATAATTCAGCATACATATTGGAATAAAATGATGTTTCACTTACAATAGAAAATATAGTCGTTCCCAGCTTAACTAAATCGTGCTGTTGTGACAATAATACTTTGTCGATTTCTTCAATAATAATAGGGTACATCGTTTCATAAGTATTGGAAGTAATTTTATTCAAAGTTTTACGAATTACGTCGATGGACCGTTCAATACCTTCATGTACTACACGTTGTGTAGGCACAAAATGTCTAATAGTTTCCCAATCTTCATATTCTCTATCCGGGAGTTTTTTATGATGTGATTTATTTTCTTTTTTCAAGAATTTTGGTGTTTTAACATATTCTGGTGACCCAACTTGTTGTGATATCTTTTGTATAATAGAAATAATACTTTCATCTAAATTATAGTTAATTCCGTTGTGTTTAATGTCTTCAATGTCTGATAAAGTGTACTGTATGGTTGTCATAACGCAGTTGATTGTACATGTTCTACCTCTTCTAAATTGATTTAAATATACAATATCAAGATAATTGTAACTAACTTAAAAAAAATATAATACTTTATGTTAATGTCAACTGATTATAATGATATAAAATGTATTGAAAATTGGGATGACTTAGATATACATCGGAATATACTAAGAGGTATATATGCATATGGGTTTGAAAAACCCAGTCCTATTCAAAAACAAGCGATAACTCCTATGTTAGCGAAAAAAGATTTAATTGCACAAGCACAGTCAGGGACAGGTAAAACAGGATGTTTTACGGTGGGTACACTTGCTGTAATTGATACATCTATACCACAATTACAAGCGATTTTACTTTCTCCAACAAGAGAATTGGCGATGCAAACCCAAAAAGTATTAAATTCTATTGGGTCATTTGATAATAATTTACGAACCCAACTATTGGTAGGCGGCATATCTACTGAGGAGTGTATTTATTCATTAACAGAACACCCACCACAAATCGTAGTTGGATGTCCTGGACGTGTATACGACATGCTATGTAGAAAAAAAATTTTACCCAACACATTAAAATTAATTGTATTAGACGAAGCAGATGAATTGTTGTCTTCAGGATTTAAAGAGCAAGTCTACAATATTTTTCAATTTATGCCCACCGATATACAAGTAGCATTATTTAGCGCAACCTTACCGAATGAATTACATACTCTTACAGATAAATTTATGCGTGACCCTGTAAAAGTACTTGTTAAAGCAGAATCATTAACCCTTGAAGGAATATCACAGTATTATGTAGCTATTGAAAACGACGAACAAAAATTTGATTGCATAAAAGACCTGTTTAGCTCTTTTAGTATGTCGCAGTGCATTATTTATTGTAACAGTGTTAATCGAGTTCAAGATTTATATAATGCTATGCTGAGAGATAATTTTCCGGTTGGTCAAATCCATTCAAATATGGATAAGGAAGAGCGGACAAACAGTTTCGAAAATTTTAAAAATGGTAATACAAGAGTACTAATATCTTCAAATGTAACCGCAAGAGGCATCGACGTGCAACAAGTCAGTACAGTCATTAATTTTGATTTACCGTTGTGTGTTCATACATATCTTCATCGTATTGGGCGAAGTGGTCGTTGGGGAAGAAAAGGTATAGGTATAAATTTCGTAACACGCAGAGATAATCATAAACTAAAAGAAATTGAATGGCATTATTCTACTGAAATTGTAAAAATGCCTGATAATTGGAATGATACTCTTGTAAATAGCGTATAAAACTAGTTATATTCCTTACATTATTATCTTGATAATTAAATAGATGATACAAGATTTGTTATTTAGTAAATCGTCTAAGCCAAAAGAAACAGTCTTAGATCCTTTAAATGCTGCAGGATTTAGAATTCCAATTGCGTATTTAAAGGATAAAACAAAAATTAAAAAAGAATTATCAAATGACCTTGAATTATCAAGTGGAGAAAACCCTTTATATGAATCTATATTTGACGTTCAAGATGATATACATAAATTGTCTTTACATCAACATTCTACTTGGTATACCACAGATAAAAAATATCTAAGAGATACTAAATTTATTTTGAAAACTAATATACCAAAACCTCCTAATCACGAACGGATACTTACATTTAGAAATGATTTAATAAAACCAGAAGATTTTCTAGAAAAATATAATTACGTTGAATGGGATAAATTACAATTTATTAATACAAACAGTCATCTATTACAATGGATGAGTGTTTATAACATATGTTCTCCTATTATATCATTAGCGCTACCGATATTTCTTTTGTTAATACCATTTTTTTTAATACGCATACAAAATAATTCTATAACATGGGATAGTTACTATCAACATCTTAAATTAGTCTTGAAAAATCATAGTCTAGGACAGTTATTTTATATAGGAAGCGCAAGCTGGGACAAACGTGTAATGATATTTATTTCTATTATATTTTATTTTGTTCAAGTATATTTTAATTGTACTTCTTGTGTAAAATTTGTAAAAAATATGACAATAATACACAAGAATATATCTACTGTAAAAGATTACATATCTGAAACTATAACCTCTATGGATTATATTTCAAAAAAATGGATACAATATAAAACGTACCAACCATTTATCGAGAAATGCAAAGAGGTCCGCAACATAGCTATCTCTATAAATGATGAATTACAATCCATATCCGCATTGAGACCTAGTATTTCGAAATTCGGAGAGATAGGTAGAGTAATGCGGGTAAATTATATGATGCATATAGATACAATATGGAAAGACACTATAGAATATTGTGTTCAGTATAATTCGTATATGCATTCTATGCTTTCGTTGAAAAATAAAATTGGTAATAATGTAAATTTCTGCAAATTTAGTAAGTCTACTAAATTCAAAGGTTTAATTTATCCACATTTACCATCTGATAAAGCTATAACTAACGATATTACTTTAGATAAAAACATATTAATTACAGGTCCAAATGCGGCAGGAAAAACCACATTATTAAAAGCCACGATGATTAATGTGCTTTTGTGTCAACAGTTTGGTTGCGGATATTTTAAAAGTGCAAAAGTGCAACCCTATGATATTTTAAGCAGTTATATTAATATCCCGGATACATCAGGGAGAGATAGCCTGTTTCAAGCAGAAGCATCAAGATGTAAATGTATATTAGACGAAATAACAAATAAAAAAAGACATTTATGTATATTTGATGAATTATTTTCAGGAACGAATCCATATGAAGCAATTGGTGCTGCGACTGCATATTTAAAATACATCAATAATAACAAACACGTATCATTTGTATTAACTACTCATTTTCTGGATCTTTGTAGAATATTAGAAAAAACGTGCAATGTTACAAATTTACAAATGCAAGTAAATAACAGCGAAAAAGGATTTGTTTACTCGTACAAAATGATCGAAGGTATCTCAGAGATAAAAGGAGGTATTAAAGTATTAGAAGATTTACAATATCCATCTTCTATAATACAAGACAGCAATATGATTATGAGTAAACTTAAAATTTAATACGTTTATATATAGTATAATTTATATCTATTTTACATAGAAGTAATGTTCACGCCTGAAGGTCTTCGTTTAATTGTATCTGTAAGTCTATGTTTTATGTTATTCGGTTCGGTATTGTATTATTTTAATACAAGAATTACTGCTTTAGAAAAAGCTCTCGTTAAGCAAAATCAAGTGTTAAGTGATTTTATAGTAAATGTTAAAAGTAATGTTATGAACCAACCAAATGATTTACCATCGATAAACGGCGGAGCGAGTGAAGAAGCAATTATGAACGCAAAAGCCATATACAGCTCTAGTACACCATCTAATAAAATAATTGTTTCAGAAGACGATAATATTGCATTACTTTCATCTAACCAAGATAAAGTAGATAGTGATAGCGATAGTGATAGCGATAGTGATAGCGATACCGATAAAGAATCAGTAGAAGTACAAGAACTAGTATCCGTACCAGAACCGGCGCAAGAACCAGAACCGGTGCAAGAACCAGAACCGGCGCAAGAACCAGAACCGGTGCAAGAACCAGAACCGGTGCAAGAACCAGAACCGGTGCAAGAACCAGAACCATTAGAAGTACAAGAACTAGTATCCGTACCAGAACCGGTGCAAGAACCAGAACCATTAGAAGCACCAGAACAAGAATATATAAAAAAAGCTGAAATGAAAATTTTAAAGCTTGAAGATGTAGATAATTTAGAACAACTCAATAACCTCTCTAGCAATCAAGAGCAACCAGATACATTATCAAACACAAAGCAACAAGAATATGAAGATATGAAAGTAGCAGAGTTAAAAGAAATGGCGAAACAAAAAGGTATTCCATATACTAATAAAAAAAAATCTGACCTAATAAAATCTTTATTAGAAATGTAATAATATTCTATGCATATTGTAATGAGTTGGGGAATGTGTGAAAGTGGTTCTAATAACATTCATTTTGATTTTCCAGCAATTATGGCGGATGGTCGTACGTATACTTCCTGGCAACCAGGAAGTAAAATTAGTTCTGATATTAAGAAACAATCAGGTATTACTACAAACTGGCAATATAGACAGTATATGCAGAATAACGCAGATACTATTATCCGTTATAACCAATTAGCAGCGTGTGACGATTGTTGCTCGTGTCCTGCAAGATACGGCGAAGAAACAGAAACAAAAAATAAGTCGAATACTCCATTTTTGTATAAATCGTGTATAGATAAAAGCCAACCTTTTGGTTATAACAATAGCGATTTAAAATCGCAATATCTCACAAAATATCAACTACAGTGTAGAATGTTTACCCCAGTTATGAGTCAAGAACAATTATTAAAAGCAGGATATAAAAACTACAATTAAATGTATTGTATAATATAGTTAAACTGATTATACAATATTAACATAATGATAATTAGCATAGATGTTGGAATAAAAAATCTTTCACTTTGCAAATTAGATTCACAAGCAACCATACAATTGTGGGAAGTGATAGATTTGTCTCAAGAAAATCATTCTGCAACTTGTGAACATATAGGAAAAAAAGGAAAATGTAAACATCATGCAACATACACCGTTGCAGATAAACATTTTTTTTGTAATTTGCATATTAAAAAAAGTGAGTATAGTCAACACATTGCACCTCTTTATTACTACAAAATGTTAACAAAGAAAATATCACAAAAAACACTACTAGAATTAAATACATTTTATTCTCTCGAAGACAATACTCAAGAACAATTAAAGGAACACATTTACAATATAAACGCTACTAAAATACCCAAAAGTATATCTGCAAGTGAAATAGATTTGATACAAGCAGGAATAACTATGAGTAAAAAATTAACAGATTGTCTAGACGATTTTTCAAATATTACTACTGTATTGATAGAAAATCAAATTAGTCCAATTGCAACAAGAATGAAATGTGTTCAAGGGATGATAACACAATTTTTTATTGAAAAAGGCGTACATGATATTCATTTTATTTCTAGTTCAAATAAGTTGAAAGCGTATGATGTGCCTAAAAAAACATATAAAGAAAGAAAAAAATCGTGTATAGTAGTAACAGAAGATTTATTGACAAAAGACAAAAATAATAAGAAATGGATTTCTATATTTAAAAATAATAAAAAAAAAGATGATTTAGCAGATTCATATCTTCAGGGTGTGTGGTACATTAATTATAGCACAACATAATTAATTGCGTAGTCATAAACTTAAAATGATATATTTACTTTGTAAACATGGAACCTGAAATTGTAGAACTTGTTGAACTTCAAGATATTCCAAAAATTTCATTAAACAAATCAGATAATAAATTCGTTGAAAATATCAGTTTAAATGAAACCACTCCCACAACCAAACCCAATTCAGTAAATTTTGGTGGTGGTGTAGAACTTTTGATGAATGATAAACGACGAACAGAAGGAAAAAAATCTGAAAATGGGTCAGATATTAATTTAGCAGATTTGAACGACCTAGAAGCTGAATTGAATACTTTAGTGTCTTCTTCTACACCACAAGAAGGTATAAAAGGGAAATCAACAACGAGCTTATTTAAGGATATTATTAGTAATAATGATAAAATAGATATAAGTAAAAAAGAAAATGGGTCTTCTAAAGCAGAAAGTATAAACATAGGTCCAGCCACAGCACAACATACATCTACTACAGACGACGGTTTTAAAAAATTTAATAATATTCCTATAAATCCAGACATACCCGTTCCTGAAACACCAAAAATGTCAAATGAAGAATTACTAAAACAGAAATTTTCAACGTTAAAGAAACTAGAATCCTTAGAAGCGAAAGGCGTTAAGTTAAATAAAAAATATTCTATGGATTCTAATTTGCAGGAAATGCAAGGTGAATATGAGGTTGTTGTTTCAGAAAAAGAAAAAAGCAACAGCGTAAAATTTCAAGGAAAGATGCTTATGGCGGCGATTACAGGGCTAGAGTTTCTCAACAACAAGTTTGACCCGTTTGATGTCAAACTGGATGGATGGAGCGAACAATTGAATGAAAATATCGATGACTATGACGAAATATTTAGTGAGTTGCACGAAAAATATAAATCTAAAGCAAAAATGGCTCCAGAACTAAAATTATTGTTTCAGCTTGCAGGTTCAGGTATTATGGTACACATGACCAATACGATGTTTAAATCCTCTATGCCTGGTATGGATGATATCATGAGACAAAATCCCGAACTTATGCAACAATTTACACAAGCAGCAGTAAATTCTATGGGGGAACAGAATCCAGGATTTGGTGGATTTATGAACAACTTTATGGGTCCGTCTTCGAGAGAAACACCACAACCAAATATAACACCAGGACCACCACCTGAAGCAATGAAAACTCGTTCAGAGAAAAGTACGCGGTCGCAAGTGCCTGTAAACAGACCAGATATGTCTGCTGCACGTAACAATAATGATGGGGAAAATATATACAATACCTACGAATCTGTTAAAAACCCACCGATGCGTTCATCACCTCGTACCGAAATGAAAGGTCCTAGTGATATAGACAATATTTTATCTGGTCTTAAAACAAAACCGGTAAAGACAACAAGTACACAAAATGTGGTTCCAGTCAAAGACGGAAGCACCGTAAGTATTCAAGATTTAAAAGATATGCAATCGGCTAAACTACCTACTCGGTCCACCAAACGTAAAAAGAGTGAAAAAACCAGTATAAGTTTAGATATATAACTTTAGATATATAAATTATCTATAATGGTTCTGTTTGTGGCGTCGACAACATTATAAACCATACGGTCAATATACACATCATAATAATTAACAGCGTATTACAACAGATTGATTCAATTCTATTTGTATTATTGGTTACTAATATTTCAGGTTGTAATAATTTTATAGTTGCGCGACTATTGCAACATATACAACGGTCTTCATTATGCTGTTGAGACCATCGTTGTATACATTCAGAATGAACGGTATAATTACAATTACACGAGCTAGTATAAATATCATTACCTTTTAGTAATGGAGCTTCATTTGACCCATCATAACATATTAAACATTGGTTTATTTCAGACTCATCGTTATTATAGACATCTTCTACATCAACACATATTGACATAATATACTTTAGTATATTATGTTATTACCTTATAATATATAATATATAATATATCTATATCAATATCAATATCAATTTAATTATAATATATATAATATAATATGTCGTTATGTTTAATAGCTAGATTTAAAAATGAAAGACATATAATGTATGAATTTGTAAACCACTATTTACAAGAAGGTGTAGACTGTTTAATCTTAGTGGATGATAATTCAGACGATGATTATATGGATTTAAATAAAGATTGGATGGATAATTTAATTGAAACAAAGAAAATAATAATTAAAAAAGCTACATTAGATCAACATCAAGAATACAATTTACATTTAAACGAAATTAAAAAATTTGAATGGGTAATTATGTGTGATATGGACGAGTTCATGTTTAGTGTTCCGGATAATTCAACATTAAAAAGTTTAATTAATACTAAACTATCTAGTTATGATTCTATTCGTGTTCCTTGGAAATTATTTAATCATAATTGTTATTACCAGCCACAATCTGTAATAAACGATAATGTATATACTCATCAATCGCCATTAGATTCTACTTCACCATCCAAAGGATATAAATATATAGTAAGAACTAATACTATTATAAAACTAAAAATACACGATTGTATAATTAAAACAAAAAGCATATTAACTATATGCGATTGTCACAATAATTTAATTCAAAATAACCATTATAGAACTCAATCAGAAGAATATTTAAGAGGTGTTAAAGAAATGAGAGGTGGTGGAGTACGTAAAGAAAAATATAAAGGGTTTGCCGCTCACAAACAACCCATTTATACCAAGCAATGTAGATTATTAATAAATAAGAGAAAAAAATTGATAAATAACTGTCTGTCAAAACAACAAGTTAATCCTAAAATATATACTTCGTCTAGTTTTGCAAAAGAACAACATAATATGTAATTAAAATTGTAAATATAATAAATTAAAGATAAATCTTATTATATAACTAAATGAAACTATTCAAGATGCTAGGGTGTTTATTTTTAAATCCATACTTTAATAATAATATTGATTATCTTTATTTTAATAAACCGGTATGTTTCATTAATTTAAAACGTAGACAATCTATTTTGACAAAATGGTATAATTATGACCATAATAAAATATATCGACCAATTAAAAATGACTTACCACATACCTTTATTTGGTCTCCTAATGCTAATAAAACACAACACGTACAATATTTGGTAATTGGTAAATTGAAAGACGAAATATTTGAAGTTGCACATATTATACCAAGACCTTATATTCTAGATGGAAATATGTTGCAATTAAAATCTGACCTAGAACACTATAATACACCCTTGCGATTTGATTATTATAAAGTTACATAAATTACAAAGTTATAGGGATTATTTCTCCTGAACAGTTAAGTATATTAACCGGTTTATTTTTACCACCAGCATTTGTAAATATACGTTGAGTTTTCCAATTGGTTAGAGGTACGGATGGATCATAATACAGAAATACTTTTTTCTTAGGATTAAAAGGTACATTACTACTGGTAGGTCTTGAAAATATAATGTTTGTATTGTCTGAACATATCTGTGTATTTATTGGAGGAGGTGTATATACTCCATAATTAAATAATGCTTGTTCTACAGGAGTAACTGGGAATTTTGGTTTTTGTCCGATTGGATTGTTTGAAATATATGAAAACTTTTGTTTTTTACTCATATTTGTAGAATTTTTTTTATACTGTAAGACTTCAGCTTTACGTCTCATGTCTAAATCTTCTATGGAATAGGATGCATTTGCAATACAAGAATTGGTAGTCCTAGACCAGGTATTCGGTGGTTCAGGACCACCACTTGGCCACGAACGATTACAATTCATTATATATAGACATAATAAATTGTAAAATGTAAAAATGTTTAGGGATTATACATATCATTATTTCCTGCGAAAAACCACCTTGTAGACAAATATCGAGGTTTTGCATCTAATGCATTATTACCACCACCAAGTATATTCAAACATGGACCTTTATCAATAATGGATTGGATTTGATTTGTACCAATAGCAGTATTGAAATACCTTAAGCATGAAGTATATCCGGAAAATCCACCATTCATAGATACATATACATCTCCATAATTTTGTTTGGGTACACTTTCCAGAATATGTCTTTTCACTAAACGACCGTTGATGTATACATCTAACTTGTGTTGTTCATCTACACGTACGATAACATTTACCCACTTATTTAATGGTATATCTTTGATAATAACTTCTTCATTTATAGTTTCAAAAGTATTCATAACTACTACCAAATCATTTGTAGAAGGTGCAATATATAATCCCGGGGCGTTATTTGGCTGATTCATTCCTATTGGAACCTCAGTAACATTTACGTTGTCGTTTCCTTTATGAAAAATATGCTTATATTCATCCTCTCTGTATTGTAAATCGGTTATATTAATCCATACAGACCATGTAAACACTAAACCATCATTTGCATTTTGCGATCTCATAACAGGTATGGATCCTTTGACAGAAGGGTCTTGTGGTATTCGCATAAACTGTTTCGCATCAATCATTCCATTTATCAGTACTGGATCTTGACTTGGAGAGAATATATATGACATAATAGATGTTCCTAAACGTAAAGTCATCACAAATAATATCAACATTAATAAAAGAAAAGCAAACTTTGCGACTATACTATTGGACTCTAGGAAGTCTTTTGTTCCGGATAAATATTTATTGGATGCAAATCTACTAAATACGCCTCCTGTATTTGTATCTCCGGGATTAGAACTCATAACTATATACTAATATAAGATAAATTGTCAGTATGTATAGGTTATATTTCAAAACTGGATTGTTCCTGATTATCTTCTAAGAAACTTACTTTAATTCTATATTTATTGAATAGCGAACCTATAGCACTGCCACCAAATCCAGATTTATATATGTTATAAGCTTGTTGTGGATTTGTTGCATCGTCCCAATATTCAAAATTAGAAGTCCAACCGCTGAACCCTCCGCCCGGCGTAACGGAAATATCTGCATCTGGGTTCACCTTGGCTACTCCAGGCAATACACACGTGCGTACCAATTTACCATCAACGTACATATCTAGAGTACGACCGTACAAACTTATTATCAGATTTACCCAACTTTGCAATGGAAAGTTAGTTATAGAACATTTATGTACGATAGATGTATCTGTCACGGTACCTGTGGTTTGATTTTGTGGGTAACACGAAACAGAAACAATTATATTGTTTTCTACTGCTCCTAATACTATACCAGGACTAGAATATCCATCTTCATCTTTTCTTTCTAATAATACTTTTTCTTCACCAAACCGGTAGTTCCAATCCTGAACATAGAACCACATAGAATAGGTATAATTGCTTGTATTGTTATTATTTGGAAGAGTGCTGGCATCTATAGTTTGCGATACATCCCCTTCTTGCATGGTAGTTAAACTAGTAGATGCTTTAAAAAATACTGTTAATATTAGATACAATACTACTAGAACTACAAGTATAATCAATACCGTTTTGACGATTTCCATATTATATAATAGAAACAGAAATTATCTAAAGTATTGGTTGTGGTAATCCTTTTAATGTCTTATATGCCAATCGAATATGTCTTTCTTGAAGAATTTCTTTATGAAATACCACATTACATATGCCTCCCTCTATACCTCGTTCTTCGCCTACATTTATATTTTCCATAGTCATATATGGAGCGATGTTTGGTTTTGAGCCTACCAGCGTACCATTTAAAAATACATCCATATTTGCACCATCATAATTAATGACTATATTGTTCCATGTTTGATAATTTAATTCATCCGTTTCATATATTGTAATTTCATCATCCCCTTTAATATTACAGTTTACTCGTAGTTTAGGTGTAGGAAAAGCACCTCCATAATATTCGACAGCTGGTTTCCTTGCAAATTCAAATATATTCGTCCATTTATTGTAGGAAGCTCTCGTGTTTGGAGGCTGTGGATTAATCCAAAACCAAGCCGATAGTGAATACTTATAAGCTTTATTTTCTACGTTACCTTCGTGTAAAACTTCATAACTTCCTAATTGTGTTTGTTTATCTAAATAAACAGGGTATCTCAATAAAAGATTTCCATCACGTGTTACCAAATACGTGAATAATTTTGGTATTAATATAGTTAATGCTATTAAAATAATTTCAAATGCAAGAAGCAACAATACAGAATTAGTAGTAATATTATATTGGTTTTTAAACCATTCTACCAGGTCTATCATTGCGCACGGTACATACATTATAAATGCAACCATAAGCGAGAGAAATGTTTTTTTTTGATCTTGACTTCCTTTTACAAAGTTAGCAAGCGGGGTAAATACAGAGTATAATAATGCAATTGCTCCAAATAAAATAAATATATTGACCGTATTAGAAAAAATGTCACCTATGTTTGGGACTATGGAAATCAACCATATAAATACATAGATTAACAGTACACTTACACAAACAGTCAATATAGTAAAAATTATTTTTATTGCTACGTCCCAAAATCCAACATCTATTTTTATGCCTGCCTGTGAAAACATATTTTTATTTTGTACAAATAAATAGGTCAATACTTGAAAAATAGCAAACATTAATACAAAAATATTCGCTAGCGCAGGATAGTTTTCAGAAATTCCTAACGGAGACCATTTGTAGATGATTAATAACAAAATTATCATTTCAACAATAGATGCTAGAATATAATATGTTGGATTTGTGATGACTACAGCCATACCGTCATGATAATATTCTTTTATTTTAGATAACATATAATATATGATTATAAGATATCCATACAAAATAACATACTAGACTATAGATTTTCTAGTGATGTTTTCTGTCCATGACAATCTCTACATAGAGCTACCAAATTATCAATATTATTTGTACCACCATTATCTAGTCTAACAGTATGATCTACTTCAAACCACGCTGGAAGCGTTTTGTTACAATTTCCACAACACCAACCTTGTTGCGACGCAACATATTTTTTTTTTGTTTCACTTACAGATCTTTTATTGGAACCTCCAGATTGTCTTAATTTTGTAGAGTATTGTGATTGGTCTACATTGGTGTTTTGTTTCGTCATTTGTAGAAATGGAGTCAATACGTCAGATGTATTTTTATCGATAGGTAAATATTTTATTACTCCGCTTGCAGAGGATAATAATGTTCGTGTATCTGACGGATATTTTTTAAAAAATAAATAAGCAGACATTCCCGCAAAAGCTATTCCTGCCATTTGATAATATTTTGTCCAAGATTTAAGTATAGTTATATATTTTCCATCGTAATACGTGTTGACTACAAAGAATCCTGTTATTAATAATACAAGCAATTCTACTTTCATGTTATGTTATACTATAACAAGAAATTTTCTAGATTTGGTTTAAATTCACTTTATTTATACTAGGTATAGTTTTACTTGGATTTTTTAGTCTTTGTTTGTATTTTACGACACCTATTCGTGTTGGCAATAATGCGATATCCTCGAGGACATCTTTTTCTACCAACAGCTAGTTGTATTTCACTTGGCGAAGACCGACTTGATATAGATTGTCCGCTCTTCACAGATAACCCTCTATTCGAATAAGAACTTCTTCTACTCGCCGCCGGTGGGTCCATATACGTAGAAGACCGTGACTTTAACGAAGACCTCGCGCTTGAAGCATAAGAAGATTGTCCACTTTTCACGCTCGATGACATATTTGGCATAGGAGTTCTATTTTTTAAGGTAGGTTTAGGTACACCGCATACAACGGATAAATATGTGAGGTCTTTCACTAATTCGTCTATTGGTATTCTATCTGCAGCATACGTATCACCGAAACAATATTTAAATAAAATATCTGATACGTGAACGTTTAATGGTATAGAACGAAATTTTCCCACATCACTAAAAGAAACACAAAAATCTACATAGGACATTAAAAATCCCCATACATCTACATTATATTTGTACACTTCATTAAAATATTTCTCCATATTGAAACGTCTACCGTGCGATATACCGTTGGGAGCAACTTCTAAATAACGATCAAGTACTTTGGCAATATAATCAACAAGATAGTTGTATCCTAACGTTCCATTATTAAAACACATGTCATTTACTGACCATTTTCTCCGAAAACTCATATTACTAGTATCATAATTTGCCCCAGAAAGTGTTCTTATTCTTCCTAATACCATAGATATAAAACCTGTATGACCTTCGCCGATACGTTCTGCAGAATGTTCCAATAACTTAGATGCAATCGTTTTTAAAAATGATTTGGGGACAATTTGGTTGTTTTCTTGTGGATAATTTTCTATAATATACTTTCTTATTTGTGCGTTAGTTATTAACGTAAACAAAATATTTGAAAATGGAGAATTAAACATCAAAGGACGATTTTTCACTTCAGGTATCACAGATACATTTGTATTTATTACTCCTGCTAACCCCCAATCAATCACGGTAATGTTAGGCATCTTATTTATGTTTTCTGGAGAATCCCATCCTGTATTTACTAACATATTATCCCCTTTTAGATCTAAATGTAGTAATCCAAGTGCATTCATAGGAACAATCGCATTTTCTAAGGTGTCAATTAACCCCCAGTTTAGTAAACCGAACATTTTTATAGCATAATTTATTGCACTAGTAGAGGTTCTATTATTAATTAAAGTAGCAATAATTTTCATTTCGCTACTTATGCTTACTCCTCCATCAGGAATATTAATAGTACTCATTTTACTAAGAGAACTCGGGTCATTCACATTGCTAGCGGTGATTCCTAATTTATCATTCATTAAATCACATTTTGTATTAAATCCTTTTTTGTCTTCTTCCGATAAGGGTCCAAAATTCTCACATTCAAATATATCGTCTAATAAAAAATAATCTTTGTAATTTGGAATTTGTTTTACTATAGGTAAAATTTTTATATTTTCCTTCATTTCTTCCTTGGCGTTTTTTTTAGTCAACAGTTTAGTGATGTATGGTCTAGTTTGCAATTTAGCATTCAACGCAGGGTCTTGACACTTTATTGGCGGTCTAAACACACATCCAAATCCACCTGCAGCAACGACTTCCCCCGCATATTCTTTGTCTACGGATGAGTTAATATACGAACGCGATTTTCTTGTTAAACGATGTGGCATATATAGTATCATTATATAATTTACATTTTATTTCTTGTATAGATGTATTCCCAAGGCTATAATACCTAGAATCAATATACGTGTTATGAGTTTATCTCTTTCTATGCGTTTGGTATTTGGTTTAACATTACTAGATTTTGGAGTTACGCATTATATAGTATTATACTTATTTCCTGTAAAGATATCCAACAGCAACCAGAATACCAGTTAAAATGATACAAAATGCTATTTTCTCTCTTCTTCTTCTCTCCTGATGATCTTTTACTTCCTTAGGTTTATATTGTTCGTAATATTCTGAAAGAGCTTCTTCAAGATTTATCGTTGGTAAGTTTAGAGCGGTATTGATTTTATTATGTATAAAATGTGTCCATCTTACAAGAGACTGCCGTGATTCTAAATAGGGTGATACCGGGTATTTATCTAAAAATTTACTGAAATTATTACCAATTTCTTCTACAGGCAAAAATAAAGGGAGATTCTGATAAAAATCATAGTATTTTTTCTTGATGACTTCATTCGGAGTTTCAGAATAGGTTAATGCTATTGTGTGCAATACAAACCAATATTGTGGTCCCCATATTTTAGGGTCTAGTGACATTAAACATATAATATATTAAAATTGGCTTAATTAACCACAATACTATATAGTCATACTAATAAACTATAGTAGTTTTTGATTTATTATTACATTAATATTTTATGAATTATACACATTTAATACTCTGGTTATCAATATTGTATATATTATTTCATAGAAATAAATGAACTACTAGATACAAGTATACAAACCATTGAATTGTTGCACACAGAAATGATAAACAGACGATTAAAAAGAAAATTAAAATAGTATTATTGGGAAGATACAATACAATAATAATGTATGATTGGTAATGCTAACGATAATAAGCTGAATATAAATGTCTTGACATATGTCTACATACGCACGCACATTCATCTGTGTAGTCACGATTATAATGTGGATTATAATTTGGTTTTGGATTGAATTGTTGGCATTTAATATCTGGTTTGTAATAAGAGTGTCTAGTACAACACCTGCATTTTTTGTAGTAATGAAACATATACAAAATGTCTGTTGGAATAAATTGTGATTTTATGAATTCACTCATACATTCTCCTCCTCCTTCTTCATCCCACGCATCTTGTATAACCTCTTGTATGGGGTGATGTGTGGATGAAATTGAATCACAATTGTTTCTCATATATACTCTGTGGTTTGGATATCCAAAGGAATAGATATCACGAATGATATCGTCGCATAAGTCGTTTACTTGAAGTGATGAGTTCATGTTAATGTTGGCTTGTTGTATAATTCATATACTTATATATGAGTGTATTTCAATTTTTTTGAATAAGTTCTAAAAGATATAAATACACTACATTATGCATTATAATGTTGAGAAGTTTTAATTTTTGTAATAATTGTGGTGGTAATGGACATGTATTTCATCAATGTAAAAAACCAATTACAAGTATTGGTATAATTGTATATAAACACGATGACGTGACGAACGACATATTATATCTTTTAATACGAAGAAAAGATACATTAGGTTTTGTAGATTTTATGCGCGGGAAGTATAATATACACGATAAGAAATATATTCAAAATATTGTAAATGTAATGACGAATGAAGAAAAAAGACGTATATTGAAATTTGATTTTGATGTGTTATGGAGACAATTATGGGGAGAAAATGTGGGGATACAATACAGAGGTGAGGAAAAAACCTCTAGAGACAATTTTAATAAACTGAAAGCAGGAATAATGCACAAAGATAAATTCTATACATTAGAAAGCATTGTGAATGAATCGCCAAATATATGGGACGAACCTGAATGGGGGTTTCCAAAAGGTAGAAGGAATTATCAAGAAAAAGATATACCGTGTGCTATCAGAGAGTTCTCTGAAGAAACCGGTTATAGGTCATCCAGTATTCAAATTATTCAAAACTTAATGCCTTTTGAAGAAGTGTTTACAGGGTCTAATTTGAAGTCTTATAAACATTGTTATTATCTAGCGAATTTGTGTCAAGAACCACTAGATAGTCCAATATTTCAAAAAACAGAAGTAAGCGATATGAAATGGTTGACTTATAAAGATGCATTACACCATTTTAGGAATTATAATTTAGAAAAAAGTGATATTCTAACAAGAGTTAATACAACGATATTAAATTATAGAATATCTAGATAGTGTATAATATATGGCAAGTGAAATTATAGAATTAAAAGACCCAATACCCGTACAAACGTCCATTCTAGAAGAAAATGAAGATATTATCCCAATACCAAAAGGGATGAAGCGATGTCCGAATGGATATACAAAAATACCTAATACA